TACCGTTAAGGTTCAATCCAACGATGAGGCCACAGAGAAACGGCCCTGCCGTGAGAAAGCTCACAAGATCGGTCGTTCCTGGCGTGAAAGTGATCCCGTTGGTCGTGGTTGCCCCTGCGGTCATTGTCTCTGCTTCCACGAGGTTCTGAAATACTTCGCTCCATGCCTGAGTGATGTATGAGATCGTCATTGTTGCATAATTATCCGACGCAAGTGTGGTAAGGGTCGCCCTCGTGCCAGGTGTGGCGCTGTGCATATCAACGGCCATCGTGGTTGTGACCGGGGTCATTCCAGCCGGAAGAATAGTCACGGCTACGTTTCCAACTCCCGCATAAAGAGGCCACGCCATCGGCCATCGGGTAGTGCCTACTCCATCAGTCAAGGTAACTACTTCTTCGAAGACTACTGCCGGAGCTCTCCGATACCCTTTGAGCTTGTGGTTGACAGCATCGTACTTCCAGGTAATATTATCTTCATCGGGGCCGGTTATCATCATATCCCCTGAATAATGCCAGCCGAAATTACCGATTGCGGGTAGGGGTATTCCCCCATAGGGGTAGGTCTTTGCGCCATCCCCGAAGGTGAGTAAAACAAAGTCAGAGGTAAGTTTCCCTAATTTATAGGGTCCGCCTCTGGTTAAAGTTATGTCTGTTGCGGCGAGATTTGCCATTTCTTCATCTCCTGTAAAGAGGTTTGCCGGGAGAGGATTCTCACCCCTCCCGGGTTGGTTGTTTTAAACGTCTACGCTGGCCTGAAAATCGCTGTTGTTTGCCTTGCTTTCTTCCCGTGGCACTGCTTCGAACCAGGGCTTCCAATAACCGGAGCCGCCGTTGTTTGAGAACACATACTTCAACTGGTCGCCTGCGTTCAACGAAACGGGGGTTGCCAACTGGATATAAACGATCTTCCCTGCTGCTGTTCCCGATGGAATGTGGATTACATCCACGTCTGTGGCATTGATATCGCTTCCTGGCGTTACCCTTCGCTTCACGGTGCATGTTGCGGCGTCGGTATTCGTTGCAGCGGTGATGAGCACGCCCACTGCGTACAGAGTAGCCGGGTGGTTCACCAGCATATAGACCGTTTTATCCTTCGCACTTCCGATGGCTAACTCCGATCCGATTGCCGGGTCAATGCAGTTAATTACTGATTGGCTTGAATATGGCATGGTTTATGCCTCCTTTCTCAATTCTGCCAACTCTCTTTCAAGTTGGGTAATTCGTTGACGTAGGTTTGAAATCTCGTCAACATACTTTTGATCAACTCTTGAGCCGTTTGGATGTCCCTTTCTAACCCACAATTCAAGGTTTTCAATCCTGTTATCATTTCTGATACCATTCTTGTGGTGAACCAACTCATTAGGCTCAAGATACCTTCCAAGATGCTTCTCCATAACCATCCTGTGTTCGGTAATGCTTTTATATTGTTTCCCTTGCACAATAGGATGATTTGGCGAATACACCCAGTTATACCCTCTATGGTCAAGTGTCTTTTGTCTGCCTCTAACTTCAAGGTTTTCAATGCGGTTGTCAGTCCTATTATGGTTTTTGTGAATAACCTTTTCCCACGGGTGCAGATACCTTCCAAGGTATTCTTCCATGACAATTCTTTGTTCCAACACTCTTTTATCATCTCTGCCTTGAACCGTAGGATGATCAGGTTTAAAAAGGAAAACATATCCTCCCTTAACAACCCTTCCACCTTTCCAATTATGGGGTTTTGCTCCACCTTTAAGTCTACAGCCTTCACTACAATATGCCCGTGGTCTTTTTCGCGCGGTAACATAGTCTTTGCCACAAGCAGGACATTTCTTGATGGTCGTTCGGTGCTTGTCATAACATTGACGGCTACACCATGCTTGTGTTTCCATTCTCGATCCCCGCACATAAAACTCTTGCCCACATTCAACACATTTTTTTGTTTTGCCTGTTTTCTTAAAAGACATATTACACCTCTCACGTTATTTGTTACTATTGTATCACAACGGTATTGAGGTGTAAATAGTGTTTTTTCCATAATACTATGAAGAAGTTACATGCACTCCTTTTACCTTACCGGCTGTCGCTGTTGCGCTCCAAGAAAGACCGGCGCCGAGAACTCCATACCATGCGGCAGCGTGTACCCTGCCGAAGTCCTGTCCCATGTTTACCTGTGCCCTTACTTCCGGTGTTTCCACCTCTGCCATGACACAGAAGTCGTCGCCAAAGATTACCGCTTCGCCCAGGACTGAGCCGGTTCCCTTGTTGTTGGCAAGGTTTGTGGTGTCCTTGACCTCGATGCAGCGTATTGATTCGATCTTTCCCACTTCCGAGTTGTGGAGCACGTCGCCTTCCCTGAGATACTGTTTCCAGGTTTCAAAGGTAGGGTCATTTTTAATACCCCTCAATCCCTTTGTGGAGATGAGGCCGATATAATCGCCGTTCTCGTAGGGCGGAACGATGTAGGTATCAGCAAAAGCATCCCTGATGGCTGCAAGGTGCGCCACGGTGAGATTTGAGGTTGCCGATGTGGAGGCTGTGCCGTCCTCGTCAAATGAGCCTCCGGTCAATGAGGTCGGGATGTACTTCAGATAAACCGTTTTCATTGCAGTAGCATAGAGCCGGTCAAGGCTTTTCCTCATCTGCTCGGTTAAGGCTTTCTGAATCCTGTCCTCGGGGTCAAACTTGCTTAAAAGCTGGCTGATGTGAGTGAACGCCACGCCACGGCCATATTCGTAGACCGTGATGCCGACGCTTGTCTGGGTCATCGTGTCAATGGGGATGCGCTCTGTTTCTGTGAGAGCCGCACTGGTCGGGATGGAAAGAGCGTCAAAACGCATAATGGTGATCGTTTCACCTTTCTTCCGTCCGAACCCTGGCTCTGGCCGTACAAAATCAGCAAAGACGGACTCAACAACCGCCTGCTCTCTCAGCTTTGAACTGATCGTGTGCGATTTATAAGTACCGGTCGCTGTATCGTAATTCCAAGTCCATTCAGGCATGGAAAATACCTCCTATCTCAATTTTCTCCGTTCCTTGACAGCCCGGATTGCGTCACCCATTGTCTGTGTGCCTTCATCCTGGCTTGTTTTGGAAACCAGTTTACCTCCACGCTGCAAGATGTCAAACTTGCTGCGGTTCTTCTGTTCTTCCTGATAACGGGCGGTTTCTTTGCCCCTTATGCCGTCCACGATTGCCTTGCACTGAGCGATTGTCCAGGTAATCTGCTCGTCGAGAGACAGATTCTTGTCTGCCCATGCCGCCTGCGCCCAGAACAACTGCTGAATCCCTGGTATTTTGTCCAGTTCTGCCGCTTCAAGCGCCTTATCTACCGTGGTGTTAATAACTTTCAGGTCGTTCGCGGCTATTTCCTGGCGTTCCCGTTCTTCCTGCGCGGCTATCTTGGCAATATCCGCCTGTCCCTTCATCCATACTTTAGCCAGTTTCATGTTGTAGTCCGGGTCATCCGTCGATAGTTTGTTGGCTGCGTCTATCGTTGCGTTGAGTATCCGGTCCTGCTCAACCTCCCACTTGCCTTTCTGGTTGGGGTCGGCCTTCTTTTCCACTCCATCAATCCGCTTTTGCAGATCTTCGACAACCTTCTTGAGCTTGGCTGTCTCGGTCGTGGATTCGTGGAGCTTCTTTTCAGCCTCGCGGTATGCCTTCTCCGCTTCCTCGTGGCTCTTGTACTTCAAGGGCTTGGTGTCTTTGTCCTCTTCCTCCACTTCTCCGAATCCATCCAGTGGGGGCTTTGGCTCGATACCTTCCGGGGGCTTACCATCTGTTTCCTTGGCATCAAGGGAGGTGGTAAGTGTGTCCTTCGTATCTTTTCCGTCACCGTTTAACATTTCAGCCGTTACCGTTGTTGCCATTGTGTCACCTTCCAGCGTGTCCGTGTCGGGGCTGGCCTTTCTTTTATTTCAATCCGCGTGTCCTTGTGGGGGCGGTTGATTGCCTTCACTTCTTCTCTCTCCGTAGCATCAACAGTCTTTCTGCTGCCGCGTGTCCTATATCAACCTGATAATTCAGGCTGCGTATCATGTTCACCAGCGTTGTCGCCTCTGAGTCGTTTTGTACGAGTATGTTGATCCTCTGGGTGAGCTTGTCCAGGACGAGATTAACAAAATAGCTGCCTTCCTCGCTCGACAACCTCTTTTCCGCCTCCATGCCCTTGTCTA